AGAAATATTCAGGGAGCCACCGGTTTTGGTTTTGCCCGTGCAAGGATGATCGCCAGAACTGCCAGCACACGGGCAGCATCAGAGGGATCACAACAAGCCTACACACAAGCAACGGCAGAGGGGATCAATGTTAGAAAACAGTGGCTCTCAGCCCGTGACGAGAAGGTCAGAGAAACACATGCGGATCTTGATGGTTCAGAGGTTGGCATCAATGAAACATTTGTTTCAATGAGCGGTGCGGAGGCACTTGGGCCCGCCCAATTTGGCGAGCCCTCTGAAGATATCAATTGCCGATGTGTGATGATCCCGATCGTGGGTGATTAATCCTCTATGTAAAGGAGGATCTGATCTCTCAAAAATTGCGCTTTGCTTCGTGCCTCTTCGAGCTCTTCATAATTGCGGCTCAGGCTTTGGATCAGCTTTTGCGCTCTTGGGCCACATGACCAATTTTTTTTATGAAAGCAATAATGATAACTACCATTGAGGCGGTCCATCTGTTGGGGGATATGCTTCTCGTAAAACTCGATCGTGCCTATGTGCCTATTGTAAGCTGAAAGATCTTTTCTGGCGCTCTCGCTGTGGATTAATCGTTGTCTGACCTCTTCCGAAATGGTGATCTGTTCTTCCCTTTCAAAGGTCTCTAAGTTGTGGCGTGCGGCTGTGATATCGGCGTTCATGGGTTCTCCTTGGTGGGGTTAGGTGCCGGCCCGAAGGCCGGCGGGTAAGGGGTTTATTTTACTCTGATGTTTGTTCGTTCGTGAAGGCATACAATGTCGTATCCAGCCACCCAACGAGTGTTAATGATTACGGTGTGTTCTCCAACTTTAAATGTTCCGTTATATCCATTTCCATTGTGCTCAAGTGTAAAGGGCTTAAGCTCATTAATACCTTTCTTGTTCAAAGCCTTTACGATACGAGCAGTTCTCTTTTCGATTTTACGGTCAACATTTCGGTCAACGATTTCAGCGATGTCATTAAGGTCACGACCATAAACGACCATCCACCACGAACCAGATACAGCTCGTTGCAAGTATTTGAATTGGTCATAGTCTTTATTTTTGATTGATGCCCAAATCTTTTCGTACAGGTCTTGAGAATACTTGTGTTCAGCGGCTCGAAGTTCTTTGTTGATTTGTTCAAAAGCTTGATTGATTACGGTTTCCATGATGTTCTTTGCCTCGTTTGTTTGTTGTTTATAGCTTCATGCTATGTATGTATTATATGTATTACATTTGAGGATGTCAACAATAAAAACAAAAAAAAGTGAAATAAAATCATTTTTGTTATATATATACCCTTGAAGAGGTGTTTATGAAGGTTAGGCAATTCGTCAAAGCTATGACCGAGGAAGACGATAAAGACGGTTCAAAGCTGTCTTTTATCGCATCAACGGATCGAGCGGATCGATATGGTGATATTATAGACCAAAGAGGCTGGCAATTAGACAGCTACCGATCAAACCCTGTGATCCTGTTGAACCATGATCACCAGAGCTTACCGATCGGGCGTGGAGATGTGCGATTGACTGAGGCCGGATTGATGATCGATGTTGAGTTTGACATGGCCGACCCAAGAGCCGCAGAGATTGCCGGTAAAGCTGAACGGGGTTTTATGAATGCGGTGTCTGTGGGCTTTGCGCCGCTTAAAGCCACGCCACGGGCTCAGCTCCCCTCTGAACATTACGCATATTCTAAATCGGGCGGCCAGTTCTTCGAACAGGCGGAGCTCTTAGAAGTCTCGATCGTAACCATTCCAGCCAACGCCGACGCCGTCGCAATTGCCGCAAAGAATATCGGCTTTGACTTGAAAGGGTACATCAAAGAACAAATTCAAGCGGAGATCAACGCCATGCCAGCGCCAAGCGTATCGAAACATATTCTTAATGTCATTGAAGAAGAAAATTCATTCACTATTGTATTCGCCAAGCATGGTGAAGAGATGGATATGGAAATGGAAGAAGACGCCATGACAGAAGAGGAAATGGAAGAAGACGCCATGAAAGAAGAAGACGAAGATATGAAAGGTCATTATGGCGACGATGACAGCGAAGAAGAAAAAGGTTCCAAAATGGAAGAAGACGAGGAAATGAAAGCCCTCGTCAAAGCATTATTAACACACGAAGGAGACTATTAATGTCTGATATTAAGAGAGCGAAAGAGATCATTGATGGTCTTGTTCGAACCCAAAAGTCAAGCGGTGATCGTCTTCAGAACATCGAAAAGCAAATCGATGATCTGAAAACTGCGCAACGCCTGATCGATGAATCAATCCAAGCCCCTGCGCCAGCTTATGCGGATGAGAGCGAACTGCGATCATTTGTCCGTGAAGATGGATCCGTTCAGTGGAAAACCGAAGTCAAGCACTACACAAACGCTCGGGGGCATCGTGTAAGTGTTGAAGAGAGCGGTTTACTTGACTCAGAGTTAGCCTGTTCAGATTGGCATTCAGAGCTTAAAACAATCGCATCTGATCGCAGTCTATGTCGTCAGCTTATGGCTGATCCGTATACTCCAAAACTTGACGCTCGACTGTATCGGCATCTTAAATTGGCCCCTCGTGCATTGCAGCCCGCAATCAATAAGGCTTTTAATGATCAAGCTGGAACCGGTGCGGAGTTTATACCGGATCAGTTCATTGCAGATTTATATCAAGACTTCCAATTGCCTAAGAGACTTCGTAGCCTTTTGACTCGTGTTCAGGCAGACCGAAACACTTTGCTAATACCCCGACTTGATCGTGGGGGCCGACCTTACATCAAAGGCGAGATCACTGTCGACAGTCCTTTGGCGCAATACAAAACCAGCACACCAGCAACCGGACAGAAGACAATTAACATCAAAGGCTTGGCTACCAGTTATGTACTCGATGATGCAGCCGTCGAAGATGCAGCTTTGGCAATTCTTCCAATCTTTTCACAGCAAATCTCACAAGACATTGAGGACGCTTTTGAAGACTGTATGATCAACGGTGACACAGCCGCAACTCATCAAGATGACCTTGCAAACTGGAATATCCGTGAACGATGGGGCTCTACTGCCCTCGGTGGATCAAGCGATCATCGTCGAACCTTCCTCGGCATGAGAGCAGCAGCATTTGATCAATCAAATACCTCAGCTCCATCTAGCGGAACTTCTCTTAATGCTGTTGATGTTCTTAACGGAATGTCTTCACTCGGTGAGCTTGGAGCGTCGAATCTTGTCATGGTTGTTTCACCTGAATTCATGGTCAAGCAATTAATGAATCTTGATGAGGTGATCACAATAGACAAATTTGGCCCTCAAGCTTCAATTTTGAGCGGTCAGATTGGATCTATCTTTAATGTTCCAATTGTCATGTCTCGTTTCCTTTCTGCGGATCTTGAAAGCAATGGTCTTTTCCTTAACTCTGGATCAAAAGACAAAACTGGTTTCTTGCTGTTCAATGCTGCAAGTTATTATCTATATGAGCGTCGAGGAATCGTCGTTGAGCAAGATAAAGACATTTCAGCCGGTGCGATCCGTCTTGTGGCCACTTATCGTGCAGTCATGGGATCACCTGATCAAACCTCAACCAAAAACACTTTCTTCGGCCGTGATTACGCCATCTAGGAGAATAAAATGTTAGTTCCAATTAATTTAGCACAAGCGACAACAGGTGCCGTAGTTTCATTTGTACCTGTCCCTTTTGCTTGTCGTCTTGTTAGCATCACACTAGTTAGTAACATTACATTGGCGGCAAATGGCACAAACCATTTGACCATTACTGTAAAGGCCGCTGACGGTGCAACCACTTTAGCTAGCAGAACAACAAACTCGGGTTCATCCGGTACGACTTTGACAGCTGGAACCGTTGAAGGATTGGCAATCACCAATTTTGATGATTCAGGTCTTACAGCTAATCAAGCCTACAAAATCGAAACGGCAGTGGGTGGAACCTTGGCAAATGCCACAGATTTCACTCTCGTCTTTGAGTTTGAAGCGGCCCGATCTGTCTAGGTTCTGTAATGTCTCTGGTATCACTATCAACATTTAAGGAATATCTTCCAGAAGTGGTGGGTTCTGATAGTGATACCGAGCTTCAGAACATTCTTAATCGTGTGGAAAGTGCGATAGCCAGTTATATCGGCTTTCCACGCTTTCTTTCTTCTGGCAATGTACAGCCTGTATTAGAAGATCAAACATACACGCTGTTCATTGACCATTCTTTGCCCGATCTGCCTTATGTGCTACCATTGCCAATTAGGCCCGTGGTCAGCGTCACCTCTTGGCATAGCGATGTTGATCGCCTCTATGGGTCAGATACTCTTGTCTCTAGTGATAATTATGACATTGACAAAGAGAACGGGCGAATAATAATCAAGAGCACATCAGGCGAAGCAATAGAGCAAGGATATCGGGCTAATAAGGTTGTCCTTGTTGCTGGCTTTGAAAACCCCCCTGATGATCTCGAACATGCCATCTGTGTCTACGGTGCGCACCTGCAAAGGGCGAAGAGTAGCCAAGGCAAGAAGAGCACCACGCAAAGAAATGTGACAATCGCATTATCAGATCGAACGATGCCCCAAGAGGTGAAAGACTTGATAAACCCATATCGGGTTTTTAGGCGGGTTTTGTGAGTGTCAACTGGCGTTTTTTTACAGAAGCAATGGCGACGATGGAAGGCCGTCTCGCCATGAATATTACCAAAGCAATGAAGAAGAGTGCTTTGAGGATGGAAGCACAAGGCAAACTTAACGCCACAACCTTTCCAAGGGTGATTGACAACCGCTTGAGAAGTTCGATCATGGGGACGGTTATCAATTTTCAAGATGACGATTATTTGATTTTGCGGGCTGGCGGTTTGACAGCTCCAAACCGTCCATTCTCAGAGAGTGCAGATGTGGTTTATGCAGCTGTTCAAGAGTTCGGAGGAGGCCCAAATCGTATTATCCCAAAGTTTTATTTGAGACGGGCACGAGAGAAAGATGAGCCAAACTTTAGAAGAGACTTAGACAAAGCCGCTTTAGCTGCTTTACGAAACGAGGAATATTAATGTCTGACTCTCCAATCATAAGAATCGAAGACGCCATAAAATCCACCATTTCGGCTAACTATGCTAGTGGTTTTTCAGGGCTTGATCTCAGAAACAAAGTTGTTATTGGAGAGGTGCCAGAGCCTCCCACCGTGCCTTATGCGACGGTTCAATTTATTGATTTTGTAGAGGAGCACGGGCAGACGCTCGGGCGTTACCAAGGAGACGCTGAGTTTAATATTGTTTGTTATTGCGGCGGTACTAGTGCTCATGTCGATTCACGAAGAAAACAAGCGGTAAACCTAGCGTCAGACATGATCAGAGCAATCACCAATAATAGGCTTCTCGGCTTTACGGATGGGATTGTCGACGATGTCAAATGTTCTTTTCTTGCTCGTGATGGTGACAAGTTTGGGATTCCAAATGTCGGGATCGCTTACATTAGGTTAATGGTTACACGGCAGACGGATCGAGGTGATTAATGGGCGGTACATGGGCAGACAATGCATTCACATATCGAGTACCGATTGCCATTCCTGTTTTTACTCTTGGCGGCGGCGGAGCGACTAATGTTGATGTCAATGTTGAGATCCCGCCTGACTGGGATGTTTTCTGGACAAATATTCAATCTAACTTTTTCGATATAAAGGTTTACACGGCAAACGGTGAATCACCCATCAATTACCAACGGCAAACCGGCGCTAACTTTGCGAATAGAAATCTCACTTTGCAACTTGATTCGGTGGCAGTCGAAGATCAATCAAGTACAAGCTTGGTTTATTTGTATTTTGGTGACAGCTCCGCAAGCTCAGACCCTTCAAGCAGCGTCACAATTTCATCAGCAAAAACAGGAACAATCTGGATCGGGCGGCCGGTTAGGCTTGTAAAACCGAGCTTGAACAATAGCGGTCGAACAGAGCCTGAAGTCGTATTCACTAAAGAACCGGATGAAAAAATTGATATTTGGTTCGATGTCCGTTCATTGT